ACAAAATGAGCAAAAAAAAGAAAATATACATATCATCACCGATTACAGGCTACAATCTCAACGAGCGACACAAGTTCTTCGCACGGATCGAGAAGGAACTGACAATTCTCGGCTACAAGGCAGTCAACCCTATGGCTAAACCTATACCCGATTCTGCGCCGTACACGGAGCACATGAAAGAGGACTTACGCCTGCTCCTCGGCTGCGACGGCATTATTGTTCCGAACCGATGGCGGTGCTCGAAAGGCTGTGAAACAGAACGTCATGTTGCGGACGCTTGCGGAATACCCGTTGTAGGCGTGGTAGGCGAAGCGCACGATTTGCAAATCGTAAACGCTATATAAGCATAAAAGGTAAGACAAACAAATTGCCCTACCTTTTATTATATAATACATAATCAATTACTTTTCTGTTTGCTTCGTCGACAAATTTCGCATCTTTGCGTATGTATATATTCGTCATTCGATGTGCAGACTTATGTCCTAAACAATCGGCTATCACATCCGTGGGTACGCCAATTTCGTAAGCAATAGTAGCGAATGAATGGCGCGTCCAGTATGTCGTTAGGTTGGGTACGCCGATTTCTTTGCCAAGTATTTTTAACACATCCTCAAACCTTTTCATGACATTTGTGTACGCTTTTTTATCAAATAGCGAAATTAAATGCTCGCTGCCCCTGTAACGCTCTATTATTTCCTGCGCTTCGGGTTCTACTTTAATGTCGTACAGCGTGCCTGTTTTGGCTCTTTTATAAGATATACGCCCATTTTCTATGTTGGTAAGCCTTGATAGGTCTACAAGGTTTATACCCATCAGAAAAAACATCAAAAAGAATAAATCGCGATACTTAGCATGTGCTTCTGTAAGTTTTAAAGAGTGCAGTTCGCGCAATTGCTCGACAGACAAAGAACGTTTGGGTGTTTCGGTTCGCGGAAGCTTGTAGTTGTCAAATACATAATAGTTTATAATGCCTTTCTTTTTTGCGTAATTCACAACCGCTTTAATACCTCTTAGTTTTGTGGCGATAGTGTTTGTTTTGTTGCCTTTGTTTTTTAGGTGCTTCACATACGCTTCCAGCCAATCAAAATCTATGTCTCCAAGTAAAAGTGTATCGTAATCACAAAAATCAATTATACTCTGCCGTGTCGTGTTGTATATTTCCAGTGTGTTCGCATTTTCTTTGGTAGCTACAAAGTTTTGGAACTGCGTTTTAAAAAGGCTGTCCTCCAGTTGCTCGTCAGTACACTCGTTGTTTAGATAACCTTGCAGCTTCTTGTTGTTATACAAGCGCAACTTTCCTTCTTTTTGCAAAGACGATAGTTTTTCGCACGCCTCGTAGTATTGTCTGGCAAGGCGTGCGTTTATAATTTTTCTGTCTGCTCTTTTTATTACCTTTTGGCTTTCGGCATCCCATTCGTTTTCTTCAAGCTCATACCCTGTGGGCAGGTATAAAACATTCTCTTTTCTTGCAATTTTTATACGCACAGGAAATTTGCCGTTTTTCAAGCGATACCTCTTGTCAAGCCTTATTGATACCTTTATCAT